CTTTCGTTAACAGCTTCAGGTGCTGCAGATATAGCTTTATCAATTATGGAGATAACCTAGAATGGCATATCTTGGTACACCTATAGATACAACCAATCAGTTTCAGTCTTTACAAGGTAAACGATTTAGTGGTGATGCTAGTACAACAGCATTTACATTAGACATTGCACCGAGTTCAGTATTTGACATAGAAGTTTTTGTAGAAAATGTTAGACAGGACCCAAACTCTGCGTATGGCATAAGCGGAACTACTCTTACATTTACCGGAGCACCTCCTTCTGGTACAAATAATATTTATGTAGTTCATCAAGCAAAGGCTGTAGGAACTATTGATGTTCCTGCTAGTGGTGTCGTACCTGCAAGTTTAGCAAGTAATATTATATCAGGACAAACAGAATTAGCTTCTGCTCCTGATGATACAGATGAACTTTTAGTATCAGACGCAGGAACAATAAAAAGAGTTGATGTGTCATTAATAAAATCAACTAACACACCTAGTTTTTATGTAAGACTGTCTGGTAACTTTGATTTAACTAATGATACTTGGACTAAAATTCCGTGGGATACTGAACAATTTGATACAGATAATGCTTTTGCTTCAAACAAATTTACAGTACCAAGTGGCAAAGGTGGCAAGTATTTTTTTCTTATTCATGCTTTTTTAGGAAATCAGTTAGGTGCTTATAATCTTAAATTATACAAAAATGGATCAGCACTTACTCCTGCTTCTCAATGGGCACATATAAATCGTAATGGTTCTGATGCAGATATGTCACAAGGACTTTGGCAAATAGTTGATTTAAGTGCTAGTGATTATATAGAAACTTATGCACAAACAACTGCTGGCAGTAATGGTGATGTAATAGCAACAACAAGTTTTTTTCAAGGATTTAAATTAGCATAGGAGAAATAATGGCAGACGTATCAACAAAAGTAAAATTATATTTAGAAGACAATTCTAAAACATGGGATTCAGAAAAAGATAAAATATTAATTCAAGATGATTCTGATGGAAAAGGTGCTTACATTGCAACATGGTCAGTATCAGGTTTAGCAAAACCTTCAGACTCACAGTTAGCAGCTTTTGATACTGCGGGTAATACAAAAGAAACTTTAGATGCAACTTTATTAAAAAGAAAAAGAGAATACTTATCGTGGGAAGAACAATTAGATAAATTGTATCACGATATTAATGATGGTAAATTAGATAAGACAGGTTCTTGGTACACGCATATCAAGTCTGTGAAGGATGCAAATAGCAAGGAGTAAACATGGCACTTAGTACAATAAAACCTGCTTCAATAGATTTGTCAGCAGCATTTCCCTTTACAGGAACAGTAACAGGTACGGACCTAGTTAAATTATCTACAGTAGATGCAAGTGACAGTAATACTATTAATTTTGATAATTCAATTATAACATCTTCTTTCGTAAATTATGTTCTTAAATATAGTAGAGTCGTTCCTGAAACTGACCAAACTACATTAAATCTTATGTTGTCTACTGATAATGGTTCCAATTTTTTAGGCAACACAAAAAAAGGACAAGATTACAATAACCTTTCAAGTTCTGCTTCAGGTCCTGAACAAGCATCAGGCTCTAATAATGGAACAATAGTTCTTGGTTATCAAGATGATGGTGCAGATGGCTGTGCAGGAACTATTTTAATAAATGGTTTAACAAGTACAGGATATAAATATGCAGACTTTCGTCATATATTTCGTCATGGTGGTGGTAGTGATTTTTACATAATTTCTGGAGGTGCAGTATTTGAATACAATGCTGCGTTTAATTACATGAGATTAGCAAGTTCTAGTGGTGCTATAGAGTCAGGAAAATTTACATTGTATGGAGAAAAAGCATAATGCCAAGATATCATAATGTAAACGGAGTTAAGGTTCAGTTCACAGCAGAAGAAGAAACTGCTCGTGATGCTGAAGAAAAAGCATGGGCTGATGCAGCTCCTGCTAGAGCCTTGGCTGAATTAAGAGATAAAAGAAACAGATTATTAGCAGAGACAGATTATCTAGCTTTATCAGATAATACTCTTAGTGATGATATGAAAACATATCGACAGAATCTAAGAGACTTACCTGCAGGAAAAGATACAGTAGAGAAGTGCGAGAACGCAACTTGGCCTACTAAACCATAGGAGGATAGATGAGTAAGACAACAGTAGCATCAACAGGTATAGATTTAAGTGATACATTTGCTTTTACAGGCACTGTGACTGGTACACCTAATGATTTTACACATATAACAGATACTGATGCGGCAGGAGCAACTTATGTAGAATTTACATCAATAGGTAGTTTTAAAAATTATGTAATATGGGGTAGAGATATAAATTTATCAGCAGATACAAGTTTATATTTAACCTATTATATTGGTGGAACAAGACAAACAAGTGGTTACAGATGGAGAAGTAAGTCTTTTAAAGACGATGGAAATGATGAGTCTGCAAATACGCAAAGTGCGAATGAAATATTAGTTGGAAAAGATTTTGATAATGCTAGTTCTTCAAAAAATCAATTAACTATATGGTTTTCTCAATTAACAGGAACAACAACAGAACCATCTTTGTATTTTGAAAATTCTGGTAAAATGTCTAATGGTACTTTTTGTAGAACCATAGGTTTTGGCACATCTGTTAGTTCTAGTTCAGGAGTTGTATCGGGTTTTAGAATACACACAGGTTCAGGCACTTATACAACAGCTTCATTTTCATTATATGGAGTAGCAACATCATGAGCAGATTTAAAATAATAAACAATGTAAAAATTGATTTAACAGCAGAAGAAAATGCTATTGAAGACCAAAAAGATAAAACACATAAAGAAAACGAATTGAATAGAAAATTAGACCATTTAAGGTCAACTCGTAATTATTTATTAAGTAAAACTGATTGGACATCTAGTAGTGATTTAATAATGAGTACAGAAATGAAAGAGTATCGACAAAAACTTCGTGATGCTACTGAAGGCTTAGATACTGTAGAAAAAGTACAAGCATACGAATTTCCAACAGAGGTAACAAAATAATGGCATACATAGGACAATCAATTAAAAACGGAACCTTTGCTGTCTTAGACACAAGCGGTAATACTTACAATGGTTCTAACACAACATTTAGTTTAGGAACACAGGTAGGTTCTGCAGCACAGTTATTAGTATCCCATGATGGTGTTATTCAAAAACCGGGAACAGACTACACACTAGCTTCAGGTGGAGCATCAATTACTTTTAGCACAGCACCTGCAAGTGGAGCATCAATCTTTATTGTAGAAATATCTGGTGCAGTAGGTGGGCCAATGAACAGAGATTTAAATGGTGAAGAGTTAATCTTGGATGTTGATGGCGACTCAAGTTTTCATGCAGATACAGATGATCAAATAGATTTTAAAGCCGGTGGTACAGACGTCATGCAGTTTACCACTGCGAATACAAAATTTAATGTGGGTGCGTATAACCCCGAAGCAACTTTAACAGATGGTTCTACAATCAATTGGAATGTATCAACACAGCCTGTCGCTAAAGTTACCTTGGGTGGTAATAGAACACTAGCCGCAGCAAGCAATGGAGTGACAGGACAGTTTGTATCTTTATTGATTATTCAAGATGGCACAGGTTCAAGAACAGTTACCTTTAATGCTATATATGAATTTGTAGGAGATACCGCACCAACACTAACTGGAACAGCAAGTAAGGGAGACCATTTTGTATTTAGATATAATGGTTCAAAGTTTATAGAGGTAGGTAGAAGTCTTAACCTAACATTATCATAGGAGTAAATATGTTTGCATTAGTAGAATCAGGAAAAATTACACAGTTCCCCAAAGGCAACAAAGGAATTACAATAGGAGATAATCAATATCCACAAACTATTTACACAGTATGGACCGAAGCAGAAAGAAACGCTATTGGCATCTATACTGTAGAAATAGATGAGACAAATAAAAAAGATGAAGCATTTTATGTTAATACAAATATTACTTATGCATTTGGTAGTGGTAAAGTAACAGGTAGTTATGGAACAGCAACTGCTAAAGAACTTGCAGACAAAGACGCAGTTGATAAAGATGGTAATAAATTAAAAGATGATAAAGGTAATCAAATAGTTATCTATGGTCTTAAAACACAATACAAAAATAAATTTAATACACACGCTGCAGAATTACTTGCCAAGACAGATTGGTATGTTATCAAAGCTGCAGATGTAGATTCTTATTCTGTACCTGATAATATTAAAACATACAGAGCAGCAGTAAGAACAAAAGTTAATGCGATGGAAACATCCATAGATAATTGTTCAGATGTAGATGCCTTAATAACTTTATTGACATATACTACAGATAGTGAGGGAGTCACATCAAGACCCCTAGGTGAGTTTCCAGACGAGGTAGTGTAACATGGGAGTTACAATACCTGGACCTTCAGGTGAAGTTAAAGAAAGTTATGAAATAAGTAACTCTCTTAGGTTTAATGATGGAGATAGTCCGCAATTAAACTTAGCCAATGAGGGCACTGTAACCAATAATAAAATATTTACATATAGTGTTTGGATAAAAAAATCTAGCATTGAAAGTGCTAATCAAAGTATTATTAGTGCTGAAAGCGGTAACAACAGAGCACAACTTCTTTTTAGGAGTAGCAGTAATGATGCAATTAGAATTGTAGAAACCTCTGATGCTTATTCTAGTTTTAACACACTTCTAACAACGGCTTCTTTGTTTCGTGACCCTAGTGCTTGGTATCACATCGTATTAAGTTATGACAGCACAGATGGAACAGCAGGAGATAGAGTAAAAATATATGTTAATAGTGTTTTACAAACTTTGTCTGGAACAACAGCAGATTCAAATTTTACAACACCATTTAACGAAGAAAGTTATAATTTAGACATAGGGCATCTTAATAATAGTGAATTTCTAGATGGACATATGTCTGATGCACATTTTATAGATGGACAAGCGTTAACACCAACTTCTTTTGGAGAAACTAATGACAACGGAGTTTGGATACCAAAAAGATACACAGGTTCTTATGGTCTTAATGGCTTTAAATTAGAATTTAAACAAACAGGAACTAGCACTAATTCAAGTGGTATTGGTGCAGACACATCTGGTAATGATAGGCACTTTGCTGTGTCAAATCTTGCAGCTCATGACATAACAGAAGATACACCTACTAATAATTTTGCTACACTAAATTCATTGTTTAGAAGTAATTTTGATAATGATGGAGAATTCAGAGAGGGTAGTTCTCAAATAGCTTTTACATCAGGAGACTCAGATAGAGGATATGGTTTTTCAACTTTTGGTGTGACATCTGGTAAATGGTATTGGGAAGTAAAAATTACAACTGTAGCGAGAGCTAATACGGGTATTGGAGATGCCACCGCCATAGCAGCATTTACTGGTCCCTTATATGACGAAAGTACATCAAAAGGTTTTATAGTAAATTATGCAGGTGGAATTGAAGAAAATGGCACATCAACAAGTTATGCTAATTCCTTGAGTGATAATGATATAGTCATGTGGGCATTAGATATGGATAATCACAGAGCGTATTATGGTATAAATGGAACATGGCAAGATAGTGGTGACCCTACAAGCGGCTCAACAGGAACAGGGGATGTTACTACACAAATTAGTGACCAGTCTCATTTAAACACAGGAGAGCCTATGTTCCCATTTTGTCTTGATGCTTCAACAAGCGGACAATCAAATTTTAAATGGAATTTTGGCAACCCCCCTTTTACAATATCAAGTGGTAACAATGACGGCAAGTATGGTAACTTTGAATATGCACCACCATCAGGATATTATGCACTATGTACTAAAAGATTAGCGGAGTTTGGATAATGGCTTATACAACAATAGATGACGGTTCAAAATATTTTCAAGCAATTACATATTCAGGTAATAGTAATACAAGTCATGCAGTAACTAATACTGGTAATTCAACTTTACAACCCGATTGGATTTGGGTAAAAATTAGAACTGGACAAAATGACGACCACGTTTTAGTGGACTCTAGTAGAGGAAATTTAAAAAGACTTAAAGCTAATCAGGCTTATGATGAGGAAGCTGATAGAGCTGAAATTAAATCTTTTGACAGTAATGGTTTTACTTTAGGCACAGACGATGGTTCAAGTAACTATAATGGTTTTACTTATGTAGCATGGCAATGGAAGGCAAATGGCGGAACTACAACGACTAATGATGCAAGTGCTACAAGTGTAGGAAATTTAGATTCAGTCTATCAAGCAAATACTACAGCAGGATTTAGTATTGTAACATGGACAGGAGTACATCCTGGTAATCATTCTGTTGCTCACGGTTTGGGTATAGCACCTAAAGCTATAATTTTTAAAAATAGAAGCGACAATAATAACTGGCAAGTTCGACACGCAAGTTTAGCAGCATATCAAAAACTTCCTTTAAACGATACCACTCTTCCATCTACAGATTATAATTTAGGT